CAAATAGTCATTATCGTTTTTATAGGTTTTATTAAATTCTTCTAAGCTTAAGAGCTTACAGTTGGAGGAGTTTTCGGAACTTAATCCTGCGCGCATTTTGTATATAAGGTATTATTTTAAGTGCACCTTAAGTATATATAATTAAAATAATAATAATATATTATTATGCATATTAAGATTCTTCTAATATTTGGTTAATTATTTCACTAAAGAAATATTTAATTTTTTTATATTTAGGTTTATACGATACCGTAATTAATAAAGTATCTTCACTATATACTATATTAAATATCATCGGGATATTTTTATTGAGATTTATACCATGTATTTTGTTTATCTTAATAAAACTACTCCTATTTAATTTCATAATATTTAGGAATATTACAGGTATTTCCATATTTTTATTATTCATATTGATGAAAAAATTAGATAAATAAGATATTAAAAATCCTTTAGAGTATGTGGCCTTTCTACTTCTAGATAAATATCCATCAATTGTTTTATTATTCATTCCTGACATTATAGGTAAAATATCTATATCAGAGTTTTGATGAATAAACACATAATAATTATCCATAAAAATTGATATTGAATTAATCACAATTTTTAGAAGATAATCATTATAATCATCACTATTTGAGTTTAATTTTTTTATTTCATCTTTGGTGAATTTGTAATTTATTTGAGTGTATTCATCGTCAGGATTATCTATAAAATTTAAATTTTTAACTATGTATGGCACTTTGAGTAATATAATGACAATTAAATAATATATCTCTGAAAATAAATGTATAAATCGATCACCTTTATTGTATTCAAGTTGATATTGTTTTGTAGTTATAACAGGATTTATTTTTATTTTAATAAAGAACTCTTCTATACTAGATATAATATGATCTATATACTGAAATAGTATTTGATTAAAGTGTAAGACCAAATATTGAACTGATTTGGTCATAATATACATTGAAAAATAAGATTTATAATTTGATATTGTAGATGGTTCTACAAAAATATTATTTGATGTATTCTCCAGAATAGGAAATCTTAATACTAGGAATTTATACAATTTTTCTAATATAGACTTATTCAAATGGTTAGGTAATTCTAAATAATATATGTTTTCATTTCTATAGCTATCGCAGAAATTGGCAAAATTTTTATTTTCTCTCCTACAGCTTAATTTATCTGTATCTAATAATTGAATTGTAATATCCCTTCGTCTTAATCCATATATATTATTTTTTATATTAACAAATGCATCAGGTATATTATATTCTATAGTATTTATCATTATTTTATTATTTGTTATAGTAATTTGAGGACATAATTTACCATATATAAAGTTATCTTTTGATTCAACTCTATATAATAAAAATCTGTTTAGACCATATGAATAATATAAACTGTGTTCGCAATTATATATTTGCTCTTGATAACTATCATATATTCCAAAAAAGTTATTATTATTACCTATTAATTCATTATAGGATTTACTGTTACTGATGAATTGTTTATTATTTTTGATAAATTCAATAAAAAAGATATGATAAAATCCTGATTTAGTTAAATTATGTTCTTTTTTGAGTTTAAATTTCTTATTTATAAATTTATTGATTTTAATTAAATATATCCAATTAATTTGAGTAATTTTATTATTGTAACTAAAGGTTATACCTTTAAAATTACTAGATATATGATCGCCAATATTACATGATATAGATTTTTTATAACAGTAATATAGTGTGTTTACCCATTCATCTAAGTCTGGAGGTTTATTTAAATCAATTATGGTATTATTATAATTAATATCTAAATCATCTGTATTATAGCCTAAAAAGTTTTTCATATTAAATATTAATAATATTATCCTAATAAGATTTAAACACGATTTAAAATTACATAAATATAAAAAAATATATCTAATAAATAATAATGTCTGTATCCTCAGTCACTAAAGAAGATTTTTTAGAATCATGTCAAACAGGAGATATACTTCTATATAATTCAAATAGTTTAATTGGCAGAACTATTGAATTATTATCATATTCAAAGTTTAGTCATATATCAATTATACTCCGCGATCCAACTTTTATAAACCCAAATTTGAAAGGATTATATGTAATTGAATCAGGCAGTGAAGGTATTAAAGATGTAATATCTGGTAAAAAGGTTTTAGGAGTTCAGGTAATACCTTTAGAATATGTTCTAAGTCAATATGAAAATGGTAGATATGGATATCTCTACTATAGAAAACTTAGCTGCATAAGAAATGAAGATTTTGATAAAAACATGAGGGAGGTTGTCATGAAAACTGACGGCAAAATGTATGATATTAATCCATTAGATTGGATAAAAGCAGAATTTGAAATAGAAATCGGAGATGAACAAAAAGAGAATACGTTTTGGTGTTCAGCATTAGTTTCATACATATATGTAAAATTAGGATTTCTTGATAAAACTTTGCCATGGACAATAGTAGCACCAAGGAGATTTAGTTATTACGAAGATGAGAGGTTAACATTTAAGAATTGTCAACTCGATCCTGAGAAATTCATAGATTTTAAATAATTAATGTAAATATGATAACATATTTATACTAATTTATTATTTTAAAAATTTGGAATATAATTATATGGATTTGTTTCATTTAAATACCTACATCTATTATTTATTGGAAAATCGTATTTATGACACCAGGCCAATGAATAAACAGATTGTTCATTTTTGATGTTGTTTATATCGTCATTTGACAGTTTAATTTTACTAAAAGTAAGACCTTTCAGTAACGATTTAATTTGTTTTGAAATATGATAAATGTTGTTATTTCTAATTAAATCGTGAAACTCTTGTGGAATTTCATTAGTTAGAAATCTACTTACGAACTTATTTTGGTCACTTATAATTTTATATTCATCTAACATGTTCATAAGAGAATTCAAATCTTCTTGTTCAATACCTTTAAAGCCTTTACATACTAAATATTTTTCACTATTAGCTGCTCTTGAAGTATATGGTTTAACAATAAAAACTTCACTAAAGTAGTAAGCTATCATAAATATTATATCTACAGTTGCGGGTTGATAAATATCAAATATCTTAATAACCATACTTCCATTAGTATTTAATATATTAAATCCAGTAACAATTTCGGCAAGTATTAATCTTGTAGCATTTGCTTCTTGATTTGAATAATTGTTAGAGAAATCAAAACCACCGTCAGCTGTAACTAATTCAGCTTTATTACCTTTAAACAGATTAGAAAAATACCGTATATTATCAGTATTATATAAATTACCTGTATCATCAACACCCCATGAGATATTATATGTATCACATTCTCTAAAAATACGATGTGAATTTTTCCAGCCTGGAATATCGTTACTATAAGGTTTCAATGTGATACAATTAACTTGATCTTTAGGATTCGAAGCATATTTACGTCTATAAAAATTAAATGCTTCAATAAATCCACCAGGACCTTCTGCTAAGGCACCATATGTAATATTTTTTTTATTTACATCTATTATATCAAAATCCTTTAATATCTCCCAAAGTTTAAAAAAGGATCTGCTTATTGGATCATAGTTAGCAATGCCAAGGTTAACATTTCGTTGATTCTTAACATAATGATGTAATAATTCATATTCATTCGAATTTTTTTTACAAAAATCCCATAGCTTAGGATTACCTATATCATCGATCATATTTTTGTATTTATTCAAGATATCGACAGGACTATTATCATAAATAGGATCTGGGACTTGATTTTCAATTGAACACGAAAATATCGGTCTAATAGAATGAGAATTTAATTGAATAGTAGCTTTATTAAGTAATTCCATAATGATACATACACAAATATCTTTAAGCAATTAAAAAATAAATATCTTTTAATTACGATTACGATAAATTATTGAAATATTATTGAATAGATGTGAAATACTCATAAAACTCTTCAAATTTGGACACACTTTCTGATAATTGAGGATTAGATTTAATCTGTTCATCTTGAGCCAATATATTTAATTTTTCAGAATGTCCTAAGATTGTCTTTAGGGTCTTACTATCAATATCTCCATTATTTGATTTTGTCTTAACCATTATTTCATGATATTTATCAATTAATTTAGATAATTTCATCCATTTTTTAGATAAGTCTGCTGATTTATTTTTAATTTTCAACTTTTTTTTAGTTTTTCCCAATGATATACCCTTCTTTGCAGAAGTCTTACTCTTAGTCGAAGACTTTCCTGATTCTACAGAACCAGACAAAGATATACTAGAATCATCATCAGATTCGGCCACATTAACTACTACTGGTTTAGTAATTTTAATAACTTTCTTTTTTGATTTTTTAAGTTCAGATTCTTTGGTAATACGCTGAATCGCTATATCTTTAGCATTAATGAAATTAGTGTTAAATACATCATTTTGTTCTAATGAAAGTTGAGCAGATATATAGTCTTTTAGTGATTGTTCAGAAGGTTTACGTCCTTTAGATGATAATTTGATATATAAATTTTCAGACATAGACTCGACTATTTTAGCATTATCAGATTTTCTTGTAAATATAAAGTATTTATTAAAGAACGATATTTCTTTTTCTTCGGGTGTTAGTGATTCTTTTACACTTGAAAGAATACTATTAAATTTAGAAGAACCTGTTATAGGCATATTATATACATCTTCGAGACTACCAATTGATATCTTTTTTTCATGTTTAATTGGTAAATTCATAGAATTCATATTATCATCTTCAAGAATTGATATACCTTTTTTATCTAGCTCAGATATAAGATAATCAAAATTAACTAGATATTCTTCAATAACTTTATTAATACTTCGCATAGCTACTCTAATTGGAACACCGAGCGATTCTTCTGAATCAGGTAATCCATCTTTAAAATTTTGATAATTTTTAATAATTTTCCAAATCCAACTACCATCTTTATATCCTTCAACAGATTCATACATTAGATGATTTTCTAATTTATTATAAATTGCTTTACCGTCAAAACATACACCTACAAAATAACCATCATTGCCTAAGTTTTCACTTATATTTTGAATAAATCCGTCTAATCTTACCTTATTTTCGAATAAATAATGTAAACTGAACATTGATGTAATAATATCGAATCGATTCTTAGAATATTCGGGACCATCTCTATTAATCCATAATTTTTCAGCATCGTTTCTATATTCAGGATGTCTGGTAAATGCCTCCATATTTAATATATTGGCACCTATATCCCCAACTAAAAATTTCATATCCGCGATTTTATCAGAACCAAGTTTTTGTTTATAAAAGTTATATCTTTCACATGCTCCATCTACACTATCATTAATGTTATTATACATAATATCAATTCCTACACAATTATTAATATTTAAATCATTCCATTTACCAATATCACCACCTTTACCACATGCTAGATCTAACAATGAGATCTCTCTTGTATTATCTGATTCTCTAAGAGCATTAACCGCATTTTCAAGTAATATTCTACTTTTTATGATCTTATTGTGAAATGTTTGAAGATTATATGTAATTGACTTATCTTTTCTTTCATTATCTTTTCTGTTGTAATATTTCTTCTCTTCTTCATCAATAGAAGGTATATCTAAACCTGTTGTGATAATATCAGTAGTAACAGGATTATGTATTGTTGACCAAATATTCTCAGCAACCATTACAGAATTTCCATAATTTAACTTAATACTTGAAAAGTCCATATCTTCATATGAACTATAAACTGATTTAATTCTTGATAAATTTCGTTTAAATTGAGAAATATAAGATTTTTCATCTTTATCTAGGTCATATCCTCTGAGAAATGAACTGAAATAGCCTTTATACTTTCTAACAAAATATTTCTGATTTTTTGATAATCTTGTAGAATCGACATGATTCTCAATAATACTCATAATATTTTCAATGCGTCTAAACCTTATTTTTTGTTCATTAGTAGCAATACGATGTTCATATGTTTTATCATGTCTTGTTCTGAGGATATTAAATCTCATGTTTTTATTTGGGATATATGATTCTTCTGATGGATTAAAATCAAGATAATTAATCTCAACTATTGTATCGTTTTCAATATTATTACCTTCTAAGTCCACTACGTTGTTTTCATAATTTGTTTTGAAAAGTCCGAAATGGATGTCTTCTTCTAAAGGATGTTCAGGGTTAAATGGTATAGGTTTTGTTTTATATCTTTTAAAATTAGTTTTACTTTTAGATGAATCCTTACAGGGGTTTTGCTTTGGTTCACCTTCTCTTCCTGTATTATATAAATTACCAATATAATATTTATTGAATCCTCCCATAATAGTATTTTTAAATACTTTCTCTTTATTTTTATATATATTATTACCATTATATGATGATACTAGTTCTTTATCAAATCTGATGAGGAAATCAATTGTATTATCTTCAGGGGGTTTCCATTTATAATTTTTGGTCCATGTAATCCATGGATTAAGATCATACTGAATAGATTCATTATATCCCACAGGATATTTAGTAGGAGTATAAATAAGACCATCTAATTTGTATGGTTTTTCATCTTTAGCATTCCATATTTGCTCACTACATTTAAATATATCTCTTACTGGTTTATCTGGTGTATAAAATTCTTTGACAAAAATACTAACTGCTTCATTAATTACCACTACTGGTGGATGTTGTTCTAAAAAGTCGTTTGCTGTTTTAATACGAGTTTTTGTTTCAGGATTATTTGATACTAGTTCAATACCATGGACATCATTACCGTTTTCAATATAAGTATCATATATACCGTAACTATTCAATATAGTCCTATTTTTTGTATAATTTAGAAATTCTCCATTAAATAAGTATGTTTTGTTAATATCAGTAAACTCATTACCAGAGAACGATACATTAAGATTACTGTCTATCAAAAATGCTTTACCTAGTAAATAATTATACTTTTCTTTTTCATATTCTTCTAGCATATCATCTCCTACAATAAATAATAGTGAACTAAGTCCATCTGCTTTATCTGTTACACAATAATCATGTGATATTGAATCAGGATTATCATATCTAACGTTATCCATATTAATACTGACAACTTTAGGAGAAATAAACTTATTGAGTTCATAGTCGGGATCTTCATACCTGTCTTTAAGACGAATAAGGTCTGATTTTAATCTTCTTTTATCTTCTTCAGACATAGAATATATTTGTGTAGCATTTGACCATGGAATATCATTAGGTTTAATGTCTTGATTATCTATAAGAGTTAATTTATTATCTATTCTTTTAAGAATTAATGATTTTAAAAGTCGTGTATAAAGATATTTAACATCTTTAGCTACAAAATTATTTGTAAATATAAGTCTTTCGTCAGCTGATGCCATAAGTAATTTATATAAATCAATACCATCTTGAATAGAGGTTTTGATCTCCTCTTTACTTAAGTGTTTACGATTAATAATTTCTATTTCAAATTCATATGATTCGATACTGTCACTAATTCCTGAATCAATGAATTCTAAAACAGGAATTTGATTTTCTCTATAAAATGTATCAATATCAACTTTTGAGAATTTAACCTTTGTCATATCAATTCTACAATTATCGTATATAAAACTACGTCTTTCTTTAAGTCTAAAAGTTTTATATACTCTGCCTCTGTTTTTTTTAGACATTAATAGATATTTACTCATAGCTTCTTGTCCAGCTTTATTTAGTTCTTGAATAAGCGGATTTTCAAATTCACTACCAAAATTAAATTGACGTGTTTTAGTATTATATACCAATTCAAATTTTCCACCTATACGCGCTTTAACACCTTCTAAGTCAATTGTATTATTGGTTCTACTAAGATCACCAAATGAATATTCTGAATTAAGAGATTGTTTTCCAGGGCTTATATAAGTTTCAGGTAAATTACCTTTAAAAATGATATCTGTATTCGAATTTTTTATATCGATATTATTTGTTTTACAGAATGTTCCTATACCAGGCATTCCGTTTATTGTAAATCTTAGTTTTGATACATCGTCACTAGGATTCACATAATTATTACTATGAACTGTAATATCTAATGAATAGGTAGGTTGACCACCATTTATTGGTGTAATATTTAAATTACTACCGGTAAAACTGTTTGATACATTATCTAGAGTTTCTATAATATCTGTAAATTGCTGTTTATTAAGTGTATTAGCTACACCTCCATATTCTCTCTTATATTGTTTAAATCTCATCTCCATTTCAAATATTTCAGAGTTAATTATTTTATGATGTTCTAAACTTTCAAGATACATATCTATAAGTTTATCATCACTAGTGTGTTTAGGAAGTCCACTACTCATGAATATAAAATCCTCATTATCATCGATGTTAGATATATGTTCTTCCGTCAATGAACGATTGTTATACGAAGTTGAATATTCTGTCATCATTTATATAATATATATAAACATAACCTTTTTAAATAAAAAATGTTCAAATTTTTAATAATTAAAACATTTAGTTAATTAATTCACTAATAATTTCTTCTTTAGTTTTATTAATTTTGGAGGTTTTCCCCTGTTTTTTGACGTCTTTATCATTTTTTTTTGCTATATTTTGGAGTTCATCGAGTTTCATTTTATTTAAAGTAGATTCAGTATATTTTTTATTAATTTCGAGAACATCTGATAATTCAGACCCTCTAATAAAAGTGGATGATTTATTATATACAGTATATAGGGCATTTTTATCTTCTAATAGAATAAGAGTTGCGTTATTTTTGTCAAATCGGGTTAGAAATTGAAAACCTGATTCGATTGTCTTATATACAAGATTAATTCTGAATACATTACAATATACTTTTAACATATTTCTGGTTATTTGTAGATTCATAGCAAATGTATTATCCAGGTCACTTTTCTTAAAGTCTTTACTTGAATACGAAAATTTTTTGTAGAAACTTTGTTTGTTAAAAATATCAATTACTTTAACTTTCATTTGTTTTAGATGATTATTATTATAGTGAAAGTCGTTTGAATTTCTAAATGTAGAATCAATAGTTTTGAAAAATGCTAATGAGTAATTATCATATCTTGGATTAAGAGGATGAGTTAATATACCAAATGAATTATTTTTCGACAATATTTTATTTAATGATAGAATTGATACTGGTTTATCTTCCTCTAAATAGTTATTTCTTCTTGATGTATCGGGTTTTTTCTCATATTTCTCCGACTGTAAATTACTAATTTTATTGGGTGTATCATTTATCTTTTGTCTAAGATTAATGCTATTAAACATTGTTAACAAACTTAGTTTATTAAATGATTTTATAGGATCATCTAATTCCAGTTTAGCATTTTTTTGAATTCTATCTAGAGATGATAGACTAGAACTAATAAACTTTTTTTGAAGAAAACTTACAAGTGATTTGAATTTATAGTTACTTATACTGTGCATACTGTTTTTTTAAACGCAAAATATATTTAAGTATTAATCAAATTTAATTATTAATTGATAAATTATCACTTTCTGCCAGACTTTCTGCTAGACTTTGACTATCTGCCATATCATCGTCTTCATCGTCAAATTCATCATCATCTTCATCATCTATACTGTTTTTACCAAAAAGCGATTTACTGATAACGGCATCTATATGATTAGATGATGATTCAATACTATCTGTAATAGAATCTTCTTCGGAAAAGGTATCTGTATATTTATTATCAGGAATTCTATTAACATCTCTACATTTTTTTAATAACCTTTCACCCACACCTTCCCATTTCTTTTTTGGCTGCTTGAGTTGAGGATAAACAATTTTTTCATTCTTTTTAAAGGTTTTAATATTAGTAATTGATAATTTATCAAGATAATTTTGAAAACTAAAGTTCTCTTGTTTTTTACCTTTTAATCTTTCAAGTTGTGATGTAACTTCATCTTTATCCATAGTAAAATTTTTACCTAGTATATTCTTAGGCTTCTTCTTCTTCTTTTTATTCTTTTTTCCATCATCTTTGTCATCGTCTGGTTCTTTTGCTTGTTTGCAAAATGAAACAAATTCTATAATTTTTCCTATTGTATTTTCGTCAACATATTTTAGGTTTATATAAACACCAGCATTATTTTCTGAATATTTCTGATTATTATTACGTATAATATTTAGGATTTCAGTATGTTCATTAGATGTTAGGTTACAAATATCTTTTTCTAATTGTTTCTTTTCTTTATAACTTACTTTTTTCGCTTCAACTTTTAATGATTTAGACATGTATCTACTAAGATATAATAAAATAGTTTTAATATCTTTAAATTCATATTATAGATATTAAAAATAAATGATTTAAGTATTTATTCTTTTTTAATAAATTTACCTAAAATTTTGATATGATCATGATTAAGTAAAATTTGTTGTCTAACTACTTCGATAATAATATTATCTCCTTTTACGAGATTATCAAAAATTTCAATATCTTCGTGATTTTCAGGTGATAACATAACTTGTAATGGAAATGCTACACAAAATATACCTGCTTGATTTTTACCTATAATTTTACATGATACATGAGAGCCAATATTAGGTGAACATATTCTAACCTGTGCTTTGATATTATAGTATACTTCACCGTTAAAATGAGCAGAATTTATACTACCAATACTTCTTTCTAAGATTTCAATACTGTCTTTTTGTATAAATCCAGAATGAATACATTTATTGCCATATTTAGACATTACTTTATTAAGAAGTATACTATCAACTTCTGATCGTTGTTTAGGAATTTCACTGGGTTTTAATGATTCAACAATTTTAATAGTAGAAGGAACATATAGATTATCAATTTTAGTAGCCATATATTATATATTATTATTACTTTTTAAATAAAAATATTATAATCAAATTTATTTAAAAGGTAAATGAGCCACGCTATTAATCTTCGTCTGGTGTAGCATCTATCACTTTCTTTTCTAATAGACGGTAAAAGTATCTATGACCTTGTGAAACTTTCTTAAAATTGGCGTTTCCAGATTTAAAGTATGAATTATATTCGTAAAAATCTCTACTATCTCGATGTCTTAATAAAACTTCTATTTCTTCACATAAATTAGATTTTCGATGTGTTTTAAACTCCTTGTTATCTGTTTTTTTAGGAATATTGGTTTTTGTTTTTGGATTGTATATGTTATGAGGTATACCCATAGATAAAACTATCGTATTTATAAGATCTATAAGTTCTGGTTTATTTTTAGCACCTTTCGCAGTTCCGCAAACAGCACCTCGTCTTTGAGTTTTCTTAGAAACATCCATGTCTTTATTATATTTACCATCTAACTTATTTATTAGGTGAAATTTAAAAGTTTTCTTTTTACACTCCTGATAACCATAAATACCTGATGTATTTTCTTGAGCAGCGTTTAATTCAACATGTTTATATGATGACAACTGTGTTGCTGGTACATTATAATACCCAGAGTTTTCTTTTAAAGATGAATTTTGTGATTTAAGTAGATATACACGTTGTTTACTATCATTATAATACCAGTTTAAACCTATAATATTAGCATCTCTATTTTTTTTACTAGGATCCATATGTCCTTCATCTAATATATAACTATATTTATCACTATTTATCCAACTAGGAACATAATAGTAATCAATTATTTCATGTTTAATTGTATTAATAGCATATAGTTCTGAATGATCTTCTGCTGAAATAGGATTATTATAATTTTCACTAGAGCAAAAATCATATACTTCACCTGAACGTAATAATGTATCTGTGGGTGGATTATCTAAAACATACATAATTAATTCATTAATCTGTATGTCAGTTCTTGTTTCAATGAAATCTTGGAAAAGGTATTTAGTTATTTTACGAATACTAGGTGACATTGGAAATTGTAACATGAGTTTTTGATATTTATCATATGCCCTAGACACATAAATTTTTATTTCAATTCTTTTTTCCCTTAATGTCTTAGTAAAATAAGAGTTATCTATATTACTTTTAATTGTTTTAGTTTTATTCGCTTGTTTTTGCACATGTTTTATAGGATTATAATCAGGAATAACTATATCATCTAATTTAATTGATTTAGGAAGAACTCTATTAGGTAAATATCTATATTTAATAGGAATATTTTCATCTAGAATTTCAATAGGTTGAAAAATATAATAATCATATCTCTCAATAATGTATCCTTTTCTCTTATATTTGTCATGGACTAAGTCTTTATTTATAATTAGTTCATTAATTGCTGTATATATAAATTTATTGTTATTATCTTCATCTTCAATATCTTCGATATCTATATTTAATAATATATGAACTGCTTCAATTATTTCATCTATACTCAATACATATTTATCAGTAAATAGAGATTTTATATATTCTTTTATAAGTATAATATCGTCTTCAGCAAATTTGATATTAAATGTAGATCTATCTATAGATATCTTATCGTCGGGTATTGATTTACATGTATAGTTACAAACCTGAAAATTACATTGTTCTGAGAAATCTTTATCATATAGTTCTATTGTTCTTTTTTGACCTTGCGAATCAGTAATAGTTCTTTTCTTAAAAGGATCATCATGTGGATTATTCGCATATAAATGCTTAGAATAAAAATTAATATTCTTATTAAGTTGACAGTCTATCGCGTTCTCTTTAATTAATCTTTCAACTTTAGCCATATTTTGTAGTTTATCAAAAGACTTTCTATAAGTTTTTTCATCAACCAGTTCTACATCAGGGCCTGTATATCCATCGGATCTAAGTGGATGAGTGGCAATATGTAAAAATATTGAAACATTTCTTTTGTCTTCTGTAAGATTTAGATGGGAACCTCTTCTAACTGCTCTTCCGGAAGCTTGTTTCATTTCATTGAGATGAAACCATGGTTCAAGAATATGAACTTCTCTGACATTTTTAAAAGATATACCTTGTTTTACAACTTCAGAACCTAATATTACCTTAACATATTCACCATTATCATTTTTTACTCCACCTTCGCCTCGGACTTCTGTTACAAGAGCATTTAATTCATTTTTAGATGTGCTACCTTCAAGTAATATATACTTGGCTTTTTTATATGAAGTTTTTTCACTTTCTGATAATTCGGAATAATATTTATTATTTGTTGCGCAGAAACCTTCATCTGGTTTTCTGGTTTTGTTAATTAAATTTTCAATTTTAGCAGTTTTATCTTTATAAACTAATCTATCAAATCCATTTTCTTCAAGAGCTAATGCCATCGCTAACACTCCCTGTATTAAATAATCTGAAAATATAAAAACAATACCTTCGCATTTAGTTATAGAATCTATAATAGTTTTAAATTTACTTGAAAATAAATGAATATTATCTCTATGAATAAATGATTTGCCACTTTTATTAAAATTAACTAGTTTATCATTGATTGTATAATTCTTTTTAGATTTAATAAAACATTTATCAAATGATGTTTTTCCTACATCACCAGTAAATTCAGTATCTATATTATGGGGGTCAGGAAATATTATATTTGATGCTTGAACGGCGGTTACTGGAAATCCAAGTTTAATATTATCTATAGATTGTGTTGTAGTGTTATATTTTTTACTAAACTGTTCAAATTGCCATAATGACATAGGACTTGGGTAATTTTTAAGTTTACTTCTTTCAGAAGGCTTAATTAAAATTTTACGACCTTTTTCAATTTTATATTTTGCGTTTGGTATAACAGATCCAAACGGTTCAATCTTAATTGGAAAATTAACAGGATCTTCACCACGTACATATGATATATATCCACGTGTTTTTTTAGTAAAATATTCATGGTTTTCTGATTTGTCAATAAATTCGATTCCATCTTTAGCAAATATTTTATCTGGCTCTATAGGTGCTCTTTTATCATTTAACAATAATAAATTAAGTAGCCATACAATTTCACTTGAGATATTATACATTGGTGTGGCTGTTAATAGTATTATTTTAGTATTTTCAGCATATCTTGCTATCATTTCTAACCATGGAACTACAAGTTTATCTTTTTCTTTGTTATCACTTATCCTTGTCTCATGAACTTCGTCCATAATAATAACTGTATTTGAGAATCGTTCTTTAATATAATCTATAATTATAGACTGGACAAATTTAGTTCTATTAGCAGTATTTCTTTTAATAGCATTTTTAATCGTATTCGCTAATTTTTGATATCCCATAAATTCATAATACTTACTAATTAATTTATTAGCTTGTCTTTTGAATCTGATTCTATCTTCATATTCAGGATTAGGTATTTCATTAATATATCTATCGCCTGTACACTGAACGTTATGTGTTTTATTTTCCTGATGTTTTTTAATTTCGAGATCTGTATTAAATATTTCATTTTTCCAATTTCCAATGAGTGTTTCAGATGGAGTTAAAACCAGAATTTTCTTATTACTAATACTTAAATAGTCTCTAAATCCTTCAGCTATACCTAACGCAGTGCATGTTTTACCTACCCCGACTTCATGAAATAATAATACACCATTATATGGAGTAAATGGTGATATAAAGTTTTTAGCAAATTTTTGTGTAGAGGATTTTTGAAAACCTTCAGTTTTAGGCATATTCAATTTAAGAGGCTTTGACTCATTTCTTTTAAATTCTAATTTTCTATATATCTCAAGATTGAATAATTCATTACTAATATGAGGATAATATGTATAATCTAGGTCACTAATATTAATTGATTCAGAACCTATAATATCTTCCAATTTCTGCCTCAAAACATCTATTTTAATTTCAATTATTTTTCTATTTATA